TTTACCTGGTTTAGGCTTCTATGGTTTTGGTTTAATACACATGATTGGTGGTTTGAGCAAGACTGCTACTGCATCGTTAAGACAACTATTAGATGCAGGTACATTAGCTAACCTACCAGCTGGTTTTAAAACTCGTGGTATGCGTATTCGTGATGATGATCAACCATTTCAACCAGGTGAGTTCAGAGATGTTGATATTGTTGGTGGAAGAATACAAGATTCTTTCATGCAATTACCATTTAAAGAGCCAAGTCAGACTTTATTTCAACTTTTAGGCTTTGTAGTACAAGCTGGACAGCGTTTTGCAGCAATTGCAGACATGCAAGTGGGTGAAGATGGTAAAAATAGAGCAGTTGGTACGACTGTTGCCCTTTTAGAACGCGGTTCAAGGGTCATGAGTGCCATACATAAGCGTTGTTACTACGCAATGCGACAAGAATTTAGACTTTTAAACAATGTTTTTGCTTCATATCTGCCTCCAGTGTACCCATATGCGGTTTATGGTGGTGATCGCATGGTAAAACAAGCTGATTTTAGTCCAGAAGTTGATGTTATACCCGTTGCAGACCCAAATATTTTCTCAATGTCGCAAAGAGTGACTTTAGCACAGACACAATTGCAAATTGCACAGTCAAATCCGCAAATGCACAATGTACATGAAGCATATCGTCGTGTTTATGCAGCATTAGGTACAAAAGACATCAACACTTTGCTTAAAAAACAAGAAGAACCACAACCAAAAGACCCTGCACTTGAAAATGCAGACGCTTTAGCTATGAAACCACTAAAAGTATTTGAGTTTCAAAACCATGATGCGCATATTTTTGCTCACATGGCGTTTATGAAAACCAGAATGGTACAAATGAACCCACAAGTATATGCTTTATTACAAGCACATATTAGTGAACACATATCTTTCAAAGCTAAGGCTCAAGCTCTAATTTTAATACAACAAGAGCAACCTGATGTGATGCAACTACAACAAACTGACCCAGAAGGATTTAGACAGGTTTTTGATGGCGTGCATGCGGAAAGAATACAAGTATTGACAGAGGAATTAGTCGAACAAGAACAGCCTGCTGATGATCCATTGGTTAGATTGAAACAACAAGAGTTAGATATGCGTGCTGCTGACATGCAACGCAAGGGTGAAGAATTCTTAGTGCAAGAACAGAGAAAGGCAGATGAGTTTGACCAACGAATTGATTTAGATAAAATGGAACGTGAAGACAGTGAAGATGCTGGTAAAGAAAGAATACGAGTCGCAGATGATAAATTAGATATCATGCGTGATAAGTTGAAACAGGACACTGGTAAAGATAAGTAGGAGGAGCTATGTATACATTAGCAAAAATAATGGCCGCACATCCTAACAGAAAGATTGGTGGTCAATATCGCAGACTATATTTTCGTGGACTAATGCCACATAAATTATGAAAAAGTTAAGTAAAACAGTACCACCTAAACGAGGACCAAACCCACAAGGTTTAAAAGGTGGCGGTGATTTTGACCCTGAAGGCAAGGGCTATGATTATAAAACTTTTGATAAGTTGGGTGGTAAAAGAGATGCAAAAGGTCATGGGTTTAGTCGTGATCCAAAAACAGGTATGTTATTGAAAGGCCGTAAACATAAAACATTTAATCTTGGTGTAAGTGTTGATGAAAATTTAGGCTATGGTCTTAAAAAGAAAGGTGATCGATATTACACCGAAAAATTAAAACGAGGAATACCTGCTGGAAAATACAAAGATATGAGTAAGTTTTCAAAAGGCGGTTGTCCATTTCGTGATGTGGGCGCAAGAAGTCCTTACAAAGGAGTCAGTGCTATTCAAGTCAAAGGTCAAAAATTTATAGGAGTCAAATAATGGTAGGTTTAATTGTATCTGGATTATCGAAGGCTGTAGGTGGTTATTTTGAACACTCAGCAAAGAAAGCGAAAGCTAAATCTGATTTAAAAATAGCAGAAATAGATGCTAAAGTTGCAGTTCAAAAAAAGGTGGCGGAAGGTAAAGTCGAATGGGAGACCGCTATGGCAAAGGCTTCTGAAGATTCGTGGAAAGACGAGGCTTGGACTGTATGTTTTATAGCTATTATAATTTTTTCTTTCATACCTTATTTTCAGCCATTTGTTGCAAGAGGTATTGAATTTTTATCTACATTTCCAGAGTGGTTACAATGGTCAATTATGGCTTCCATTGCTGCAAGTTTTGGGTTAAAATCAATCGGTAAATTTACTAAGTAGAGGTACATGTTATGGCAGGTATGAAAAAAAGTAAGGGTTACGCTAAAGGTGGCGCTAAAATGATGAAAGCTAGAGGCGGTAAAATGGCCAAAGGTTATTCTAAAGGCGGACCTAAAATGATGAAGGCCATGGGCGGTAAAATGGCTAAAGGTTATTCTAAAGGCACCGGTAAAGGCGGTGTAAAAACTATGACACTCGCTCAGTTACGAGCGCAAGCAAGAAAAAAAGGTTATAAAATTACCAAGGCTTAAAAAATTTGTCACATTTAATATCAAACATACCTTTAGTTTTAAAGGCATGGGTTAGAAAAGAATTTACACATAATCATCGTGCGTATCACGGTGAGTTCCTACACTGCTATGTTATCGCAGTCAACACTATTCCAGATCGTTGTTTAAGTTTTCAAGTTATCTTTACTGGTTGTGAAGATGAAGAGAATCGTTTAGAAAATCCTCATGGCGGTGCAATGTGGGCTCGTATGCCAATTACAGCATTGGTCGAAGATGAACCATTAGATGAAATGCCACCACCCATGCCAACACATATAGCTCAACCTTGGGATGTATCTTCTAGAGATCATTCAATTGTGATTTTTGATAGAACTAGTTCAAGTCCTTGGTTAGCTCGAATTGAAAACGAATTCTATACTGCTAAATATTATTTCACTGTAGATTACACTAACAGTGAGATAGCCGATGACCCAGCACAACATAAACAATCACATGTACTAGCTTTAACCGAAGGTCCGTGGAAAGGTTGTTTTGTAGCCTTACCTAATAATCGCGTACGCGTGACTTCACCTGCTATGTGGGTGACCGGGAATGGTCCACCAGACTTTGTGCCATCACAATGGACACATAAAGCAGAAGCGCATGACAGTTACATGGATTGGGAATACACTTTTAATAATTTGTACGCACCAGAGAAGAAGAAAAAATAAATGCACGATCCAGATACTATTCAAAGTCTTATCCACTTTATTAGAAAAAGAGTTGATGAAACAAAAGATCATATTGTGTATGGGGTAGACAACTTAGAACAATTACAATATGCTAAAGGCAAGATCGGTGCATATGAAGCACTGCTTCAGGATTTAAAAGACCTGCAAAAAAATGAGGAGAATACATGACAAGTAAGTCAAACATCATAAAACCTGACTACATTAAAGATGAAGTCAATTCACCGTCTGAAAAAGAAGTTCCAAAACCAACACAAGACTATATAAAACACATGGATCGATTACCTGACCCAGTTGGCTATCGTATTTTACTAAAAATGTGGAAAATGGCTGAAACAACTAAAGGTGGTATCGCATTATCAGAACAAACATTAGAAACTTCTGAAATGACCTCAGTAGTTGGATATGTGGTAAAAATGGGTAACATGTGCTACACAGACACAGAAAAATTTTTAACACCTTGGTGCAAAGAAGGTCAATTTGTAGTCATTGGTCGTTATGCTGGAGCAAGATTTAAAACTAGTTTTGGTGAACATAGAATTATTAATGATGATGAGATTATAGGTACAATTGAAAAACCCGAGGATATCCTCGCACTATTTTAGGAGTAAAATATGTCAGAAGCACAAGTACAAGATGTTGAATTAGATACTGATGGTATTGAAGAAAGTTCTATTGATGTAGAACAGCCTTCTACAACTGAAGAATCTGCCGCAACCCCTGAGGTTGATTTAGGTTACACAGATCCAGTTAATAACGATAAAGCTGAAATTATCGAAGAGCCGAAAAGTGAAGATAATTTACAGGATGTATCAGAAAAAACGCAAAAAAGAATTGATAAGCTAACTCGTAAAATGAGAGAAGCAGAAAGAAGAGAAAAAGCTGCTCTTGATTATGCTAAAGGTTTACAAGACAAATATAATTCAACTAAATCAACTTTAAACTCTGTTGAGGATAATCATCTAAAAGAGTTTGATGCGAGAGTTGATTCTCAAAGAGAACAAGTGAAAGCTAAACTTGCGACTGCAACAGCTGATGGCGATGTTGATAAAATGGTTGAAGCTAATGATGAGTTGACAAGACTAGCAGTTGAAAAAGAAAAAGCTAGAGTTAAGTTAGCTCAAAGAGAGCAAGAAGTAAAAGAGCCTGAGGCGGAAGAAGCTGTTCCTCAAGCTCCAGCAGTAGATCCAAAAGCAGAAAATTGGATTAGTAAAAATACTTGGTTTAACAATGACACTGTTATGACCGGTGCTGCTGTTGAAAAACATAAAGAACTTGTTCAACAGGGTGTTGACCCAACCTCTGATGAATACTATGATGAAATAGATAAGACTATGAGAGAATATTTTCCTCATAAATTTGTCGAAGATAAAAAACCCGTTCAAACTGTTGCCTCGGCGGGGCGTAAACAGCAAGGACGCAGAACCGTGAAACTCACCCGTTCACAAGTAGCGATAGCTAAAAAATTAGGGGTGCCACTAGAAGAATACGCGAAATTCGTGAAGGAGTAGATTATGACTAAAAGTACAGTAAAGAAAACCTCACGCGCGAGCCAAGAGAAAAAGGATATTCGTAATAAACCTTGGGCGCCACCATCAAGTCTAGATGCACCACCTGCACCGCAAGGTTATTGTCATAGGTGGATTAGGGTAGAAAGTGTGGGTTTTATGGATTCAGGTAATGTTTCTAAAAAACTCAGAGAAGGTTGGGAATTTGTTCGAGCTGAAGAAGTTCAAAACGAAATCGGTGACCATGACTATCCAGTAATCCATGAAGGCAAACATCAGGGGTTAATCGGGGTTGGAGGCCTTGTGTTGGCAAGGATACCAGAAGAAATTGTCGAGCAACGCAAGCAGTATTTTCAAGGAATTACTGCTGACCAAGTTAAAGCAGTTGATAACGACATTCTAAAGGAACAACGACCAGAGATGCCTGTTAATATTGACAGACAATCTCGTGTAACTTTTGGTGGTAACAGAAAGTCTTAATTTTTTAGCTTTTGTAACCACATTTGTTTAACTATTTTATGGAGTTTAATTATGGCAAACCAAGATTCTGCATTTGGGATGCGTCCGGTAGGCAGAGTAGGTGGAACACCCTACACTGGAGGACAAACTCGTTATAGAATAGCTGCGAACTATGGAACAGCAATTTTCAAAGGTGATATGGTAATGCAAGTCACTGGCGGAACTGTTGAAGTACATGCCGATGGCGGTACAGTTCCAATCGTAGGTGTTTTTAACGGATGTCGCTACACAGACCCATCCACTGGAAAAGAAACTTTTTCCAACTTTTATCCTGCGAGCACAAATGCTTCTGATATAGAAGCGTTTATAATTGATGACCCAATGGTTATTTTCGAAATTCAAGCAGATGCTGCTTTCCCTATAGCTGACTTATTCGGTAACTTTGATATCGTTTACACATCAGCTGGAAGCACAACAACTGGTATATCCGGTGCTGAATTAGATGTAACTACTGGCGCAACAACTGCCGGCTTACCTATTAAAGCGATCGATGTTTCAAGAGATCCTGAAAATAGCGATGTCGGTGCTGATGCAACCAATGTGCGCGTAATCATTCAAAACCACATATTCGGCCAAAAAGGTGCCGGTCTAGCTTAGGAGGTTAACTATGGCTATTTCAAGATCCCAACTAGTCAAAGAGTTAGAGCCTGGGCTTAACGCTCTTTTTGGACTAGAGTATAACCGATACGAAAACGAACATAGTGAGATCTTTGATTCGGAAAGTTCTGATAGAGCTTTTGAAGAAGAAGTGATTCTATCCGGTTTCGGTTCGGCTCCTGTAAAATCTGAAGGTGAAGGTGTATCATTTGATACCGCACAAGAAGGTTATACATCGAGGTACACACACGAAACTATCGCAATGGCTTTTGCTATTACAGAAGAAGCAATTGAGGATAATTTATACGACAGATTAGCAGGTCGTTACACAAGAGCATTAGCTAGAAGTATGGCTAACACCAAGCAAGTTAAAGGTGCTAACGTACTTAACAATGCTTTTAACTCAAGTTTCACAGGCGGTGACGGAGTTGAACTATGTTCAGCAGTACACCCCCTAACAAACGGCGGTACATTTGCTAACGAGTTGTCAAC